AAAGAGTACTTAATGAACAAAAAGGAGAACGTTATATGTTCTTCTCTAATTTACAACAAATTAGAAGACAATGTGATCTTTTGTTAGACTTAGATGAGAGTATGATTGAATCAATTTTAGATAATGGACATGACTGGGCTCAAGATCATATTTCTGAGGCGAAAAACAATATGGATCAAGTATTTGATTTTCTAATGAATGAATCCAAAAAAGACGGTATGGAAATGTCTATGAATATAGATGATAAAGATATGGTAATGTCGGAAGGAGATAAAAAAGTTGGCACACCTCTTTGTGCAAGAGGTATTGCATCTGCAAAATCTAAATATGATGTATACCCTTCAGCATATGCAAATGGACACGCAGTACAAGTATGTAAAGGTACGATTAAAGGTCTTGATGGTAAAAAACATTGTTCAGGAGCATATTGTTAAAAATATTTTTTTTATTCAAATAATATATATATATTTGTAGATACATAAACTTTATACAAATATGAAAAACAGAATAAAAAGATTCTTAAGTAGATTAAAACTTAAATTTTATATTTGGTCAAAAAAATCTTCAAATATTATACCAACTTATCAAAATGAAATCCTATCATATGAAAAGACCTGTTTTAAAATATGTCTTAAAATAATTCAACATAAAGATACGGAATTTATGATAGCCCCAATGTCTGATAAACGTTATCTTAAAAATGACGATATGAAAATTTTCATAACAATGACAGATCATAGAGTTGAGATCACTAATCACGTTTATAATTATAATGTTAAACTACATGATAGGGATTGGGAAAGATTAACATATATTTTTGATCTTGAGGCAGATAAGAGAAGACTTAATTATGAGGGTGAAGTTAATTCACAAATCACTAACTCTCTACACAATATCTTAGACCAAGTTTCTAATTTCAAATAAAATATTATTAACTAAGGAATCTACGGATTCCTTTTTTGTTTTATATGATGTCATTATTGGTTTTTGTCCTTTTCCTGTTTGTGTGTCTTTTTTTTCTGCGGTTCTTTTTTGTTGGCAGGCAGATCTTTTTTGTGAATCACTCATTTTACCTGCAACTCCAGCCGCCCTACATTTAGGGTAAGATCCTTTAGAAGTATCCTGTCGTCCACATGGAGGATGTTTACCGTCAACTTTACTACAAATGTTAACCCAAGGTCCTTTTGGTTGAGAAGACCCTTTAGGTTTCTTCTTTTTACCAAACCAAACTCCCAAATCTTCATTTATTGTATGAACATCGTGAGTGTCAACATTATTAGTTCCATCTTTACCTTTTTCCCAAACACCAACAATTCTTTTTAAATTATTTTTTAAACTTTTTTTAATTGCGATATCATTTAATTTATTGTCTATAAATTCATAAAAAGGACCTAACTCACTTTTACTCCATTTTTTTAAACCTATTTCAATTGGACCATTATATTCACCGGCAGTTATACTTGTACTTGCTTCAGTTATTTCAACCCATTCATTTACAGGTACAATTTTTTTATTTTTACCAGGTGTTTGGTTAATATTATTACCATCATCATCACTAAATGTTGAGTTTGGGTGTTTCTTAATATAATTTGTAACTTTTTTTGCTTTAGACTCTATTTTTTTGATTTGTTTTTTTGTTTCATCCATTGACCCATCATAACTATCAAATTCTAACATTGGACTATCGTATTTTGATACAGGTATTGTAAAAGGACCATTCTGAGATTTTTTAAATTTTCTAATACCTAACTGCATTGGTGCAATATATGAACCTCTACTCCCACCACTATCTGAAGTTGCTTCAGATAAAACTTTCTTTATTATTTGATTTAAATCCATAATTTGTCTACTATTATAAATATCAACACAATACAAAATGGAAGAACAAGAAAATGAATTATTTGGTAACCTGTTTGGAACCATCAATTTACTAAGTGAAGAACATTTAGATGCAATTCTTATATCTATGAATAAAGATCATGCATTATATTATTTAATTGAGTCAGTTAAAGCATCGCATAAACGTGGTGCATTTACAATTGGTGAATCTGAAGTTATATCAAAAGCCATTAGAGTGTTGTCAAAATTGGAAGAACCTAACCAAACTATTGATAAATAAAAAAAGGAGACAATTACTTGTCTCCTTTCTCTTATTCGGTATTTAATTGATTATCTCAATTCTCTCAAGTCAAATGTTCTAACTCCATCAACTGTGATACGTCCGTAGAAACGGTTATTAACCATTTTCTTAGCGTATCTTGTCATTATACCTTTAATAGGTGTAAAGTTGAATGGATTGTACATTGTAGGTGTCAATTGTAGAGGTACATACGGTGCGTAGATGTAACCTGTGTCTAACAATGATGTTCCTTTATGTCCTACTAACACTGTGTTAGCTGGGAAGTAAGGGTCACGGTAAACTTGGTAACGTCCTGCAAGAGTACCTACTCTTTCAATACCCATGTTATACTGATCTTGCTCAGGAGATGCGTTAGATACGTGGAAGTATTCTAAGTCATCAAAGATAGCTGAAATCTCAGAAGAAACTACGATCCAGTTAGCTCCACCTCTCAATGTAGATTTGTGGATTTGTGCTGACAATTGGTTAATCGCAGTAATCAAAGTTTGATTCCAATCTTTTTGAGTGTAAGATGTAGTTAAAGACAATCTTCTCCATCCGTTGTAATCCCAACGTAAGTTCCAAGCCGCTCCTTTTCTCAAGTCACGTAAGATCTCACGGTCAATCTCAGCTGCAACTTGCTCAGATAACAATGCAGTTAACTCAGCTTCAGCGTCAATGTTATGGAATGCAGCAACGTCTTGAGCTAACTCAGGAGACCATTGTGCTCTTAGTTTTCTTTCAGTTACAGAAACAGTTACTGATTCTAAATCAAAAGAAACCTCACCGATTTTATCTTCAAACTCTAAGTTTTTGTATCTTCTGTAAACCGCAGTAAATGAATTACCAGAAACTGCTGAAAATGTTGTTCCAGTGTATCCGTCTAATGTAGTACCACAAGTAGCACATACAGGACAAGATAAATCAACTTCTAAATAGATACAACCTTCTTCGTCACAGATATCGTAGTAAGAACCACCATTTCCTGTTGATGCGTAAGAAGTTGAAGCTTGACTACCGTATTTAACGATTCCTTTACCGTATATTTGAGTAACAACTCTAAACAATAATGGACCAGTCCCTAATTCACAAGGTGAACCTTCCGCAACTACTAAACCTGCATTTGCGATAATTTTTAAATCAGACAAGAAAGTTTCAGTATCCATCTCGTTACCATCAGGTCCGATTAATTTACCTTGACCAGCTCTGTTAAAATCACACATTTTGATAATAATTTTTCTTGTTCCTGTTGTTGCAGTGTATTGTGAATTATTATTACCCGCATTTTCTAAAGTACTACCACTCCAAATTTGTGCGGTTGTATTTGCAGTAACTGCAGTCCATTGACCTTTAGAGTAATCAAACAATCCTGGAGGATCTAACGCTGCTTCACCACCTTCATAAAATAAATCATAAAGATTTTTAGCGTATGATGTACCTGTTCCACCTGGGTATCCTGCGTTGTCTGCCGGTGCAGGTCCATTTGGTGATCCGATTGGTGAATAATGTTCTCCACCGTTAGCAGTTGAATTATCATATCCTTGGATACGAGGTACAAAGAAGAACAATTTACCAATTGGTAAGTTCATTGCTTGTACAGAAACGATATCGTTAGCCAACAATTTAGAGAAAACTCTTCTTACGATAGGGAAAACAACTGTTTCAAATGCTCCGTTGGAACCTTCAGAAGTTGCTTCGTTAATCAAGAAAGAAGCTTGGTTTTCATATAACTGTGCTACGTTTTCTTTTAGGTGACCTTTAAGGCCTTCAAGGAATCCTAATTTATCCCATTTGTTAATAGTATCTTCTTTGATAACTTTAAGGTGTTTTAACCCGATGTTACCAACAAGACCTGATTCTAATAATGCTCCCATTTTTTTTGGTTTTTTATTTTAGTTTATTTATTTTTTATTTTATTTTTCCCATTAAATCTTTCATTCTCAAGAACTGTGGATTCTCATAAGTTTTAGATTCAATCAAATTAACGGCCGATCCTGATACAGGAGTTTTAGTAACCGATTTTTCGAATGACTCATTAATAGAGTTTTCCTTAGTTTTTTCAGATGAGAATTCATCTTTTAATGATTTGTAAAGACTTTTAGATTCTTTAAGTGTTTCAACATTGTCGAATCGTCTAAGTATATTTATTTTTTCTTGTTTTGTTGTTGAATGTTCTGTAAACAGTCTAGTTGCGTAAGCCAAATTAGAGTTAAAGATTGCCACTTCATTTAATTTAGTTCTGAAAAGATTCAAAGCTTTTCTGTACTCTTCATTTTTAGACTTTAGTAATTCTACTTCAGTCTCACTAATGTGTTGAGGAGCTGCTTTTGGTTTTGGTAAACCCTTTCTTCCAAATTTTGTTCCCGCACCTAATGTACGTGAAGCTTCTGTAGTTTCTCTTCTCTTTTTAATTGGTCTGTATTCACCATCTAAATTTTCTCCATCTTTATAAGAGAATTTTTTAGCACTTCCTGTATTGATCATTTTTTTACCTTCTTTTTGTTTGGTAGTTTTATAATCCATAACTTGTCCGTACTTGAATTTAGGTGAACCCATTCCAACTCCTTTAGCTTTAAATTTTGATTCCATTACATGATCCATGTCTTCTTCATCTTCATCTTCAAAATCCATTTCTTCATCTTCATCTTCATCGGACATACCGAAGTCATCCATTTCAATTTCATACAAAGTTTCATCAACATTAGTTTCGTACATTGGAGTTTCATACATTTCTTCATTATGTCTACTACTCATACGTCTTGGTCTTTCTTCAAAATCCATTTCTTCATCTTCATCTTCATCAGACATACCGAAGTCATCCATTTCAATTTCGTACAAAGTTTCATCTAACCATTCTTCATCTAATGTAAGATCTTCATCTTCATATTTATCTTTATCTTCATATTCATCTTCTTCATCAAGTTCATCTTGATATTGTTCAGAAAGTTGGATAAAATAATCGGCTCCTGTTTCACTATCCGATAATGTAATGTTATTATTCGCATCTCTCTTTACGATAACTCCATCTTCGTCATCCATAGATTTAAAAACTTTAATTACATCTGACATATCTGCTCCAGTCATGTCAATTGCATCATCATCTTCCACACCCATGTCAATGTCTTCCGTGTCGTCATCTTCCATGTCATCATCAGTAGCCATAGGTTCATCACCTAACTCCACATCCTCGACATCATCTACTTGACCTTCAGGTTCAACAACCTCTTCTTCGTCTTCAACGTCAATCTCTTCTTGTTCTCTAAGAGATTCTTTTACTAATGAGCTGATTTCATTCTTCATTGTAGAAG